CCCAGTCTTGGTCGCTTGCTTGGACAATCTCATAACAATGGTTTGGAGTAACCAAGCGTTCGTCGTCATCGTCAAGAACAATGTGCTCCCTGGTAGGAGAATCATTGGCGAATGCTTTCTTGCCTGGGCCTGAATAGCAACTAAACATATCAAGGTTTCCGATGCCCTTTACAGGAGTTTCAGAAGACTTGTTCATAAAGTTATTTGTTCTGTTATAAGTCCTCACGATAGCACCTGGGACAATGCCCTTTTCTGTTAGGCTTTCTACATAATCTTCCCTCACCAAGGTGCTTACCTTTAGGTAAGTTTGGAAGTCGTTACTCAATTCTTCACACTGCTTGCGAGTGTGCTTTGGATTTCCACAATATGTACACGGCATTATCTTAACCCCTGTCGTCGATCTTGTAAAATATAAAAGCACCTCGGATAGGATTCGAACCTATGACCCACGGCTTAGAAGGCCGTTGCTCTATCCAACTGAGCTACCGAGGCTTAATCTGTTATACCGATGCTTGTGGGCACCCTAGCATAAAAATAATGATTTGTAAATACAAAAGTTTCATAGGTTGTTTTTCCTGTACCAATCAAAAGCTACACTGCCAATAAAGATAGCAGCAGCAAGAATCGCAATCTCTCCAATAATCTCAAGCACTTTTTACACCCTCTTTCAATCTTATCAAGAACCTGGCTCTAACTGTAACGCACTGTGTACTCTTATGCAACAACAATCTACAAGAATACGAGTCTGGATGCCAGTTTGCTTCCGATGTCGGTTTACCGGCTAAATTATAGTACAACGACTTTAAAACCATAGCAGGCTCTCCGTTGTACAAACTGTATTCGTCCTGAACTAAAACAAGGTCGCCAGGTTTAAGCGTCCTCATAGGCACTCAACCTCCTGGATATATGAACGGGTTGTAATATTCATCAGTGTTGCCACTTGAATCTCCGAGATTTTCCGAGTCTTTGCGCTTCTTCTTCTGCTCTTCGAGCTTTCTCTTTAGCTTCTCTCTCTTATCGTTCTTGTTCAGGACACCCTCAACCATTGCTGGTAAGTAGCTGGGATCTCCGCCAGGGAAGACTCTGATTTTTTCTCCCGTTAACAAAGTCAAAACTGGATCGTTATTGACAATATCTTCGTGATAGATGAACTCCCTGGCGGTGTAGTTTACGTACTTTGACTTTAGCCTACTATCGGACATATAATGCAAAATGTATCGGAACGTACCGTCATTCTTAGACTCAAGTACGGACCTACCATCTCCTTCAAGATAAGAAATGTGTTTTATCGTCCTCTTCATAAGCTTTAGTCCAGACCCTCTCGATACTAATTAATCTACTTCAACCAACTCAATGTCAAAGTTCAAGTCCATCCCCGACAGGGGGTGATTAAAATCAACCAGTACCATCTCTTCGGCAACATCGTTAATCACACCTCGGACGGGATGACCGTTGTTGTTACCCTCCACCATGACCCCAGGTTGGAACGGAAAGTCGACAGGAAACAACGTCTTTGGAACCTCTTGGACCGCATTTGGGTTTCTTACACCATATGCACTCTCTGTTGGGACTTTAATTGTCTTCTTTTGTCCCACCTTCATACCAGCCACGGCGGAATCGAACCCTGGAATCATCTCCCCTGCGCCAACTGTGAAGCCGATGGCCTCGCCGCGCTTGTATGAGTTATCAAATTCTTTACCATCGTCCAAGGTACCCTTGTAGTGCACCTTTACACTGCGACCTTCTTTAGCGATCGTCTTCTTTCCCATAACAATTTCTCCTCTGCCCGATCGGGCTTTTTAGTTTAATTCAACCTCTTCTGTGGAGGGCGACCCGACCACAGTGTCCCAGTTAAAGGTTCTAAAACCCTGGCTATCAAGATCCCAAACTAGCTCTCGACCTTCAGTATAGTTTCTTGATGCGTCTTTATCTTTATTCTTAACCTTCCCATCCAAAAAATTCGATGGCAAGTCCGCGTTGCGAACAAAATTCATCGTACGTTCTTCTCCAGAACTCTTTACAAAAGTTGCGTTATATCCCTTTACCTTCATTTCTACTTCCTCTTCAGGAGCTATTAACTCCACTTATTATAGTTATTCACACCCTTGTAAGTAGGGCGGACGTCTTCACTAGAAAAATAAACCACATTTTGCTCACTGACTAGTGAACTGAGTGCTTGCTCAAAAAGCGGGGGCTCTACTAATAATTGGAGAGATACCCCATCCTGCACACAATAGTTAAGCAGGCTCGCTCTGGTGATGCCAACCTGATCATTTCTGCTTGGCAGGTTTTCCATAATCAATCGCTTAACCTCTGTTAGTTTAGCATTTCTTCTCATTTGTATTCTATGCCTTCGATTTCTTCAATTTCTGCACAATGGTACCATCCATCATTGGACCGATCACTAAACACCACATAAACCATAAACAGTGCGTACGCCTTTACAGTACACGGGGACCGGTGACGTACACACCAATAAAACTTTTCTAGTTTTATATCCCCCGACCTCACTATAAAGCTTTGGACTCCACAGTGTAGGACTCGGGTCTAATAGTCCTGAAAAACACATACAATCTCTCAACCAGGACGAGAGGGTCTGTTTCTTTACAGATCCTTAAAAACTGGTCTCCAAGGATCGAAGTGTCTCTGAACCTGGACAAGTTCAAATCTACAAAGGTGCGGCGGGCATCACGCTCGTTCTCTTCATAGATCGTTTCCGTCTTAGTATCTTGTCCAGGGATATGATCAGTCACAGTGATTGCGTACATTTTATTTTCTCGTGCTCTCTAAAGCCTCTGTCCGAAGTTCCTTCAAGTCCTTGATTGCTTGAAGACATGCCTTTCTAAGCCTCCTGCCTGCTGCGGCGTTACCCTGCTCAGTCTTAGTCGCGTCTGTTAAATTTTCCTCTGAAGATAATACTTCGAGTAATGTTTTCAAGTTTTCTAGAATCATAATATTCTCCTTCTATGTATTCTCTGTTTATATATTATTACAAACTTGTCCTGATTTGTCAAGCTACTTATGTAATTCTTTTTCTAGCGTTACCCTCAATCGCCGAATACTCCTTCTTTTACCAAAATAGAATATACGATTTTGGGTAATACAAGGACAGCGCCCATAGCCAGGGTAGAGACTATAAGGCCGTCAATAACAACATTTGGAATAAGGTTTTTAATTTTCATATTTGACCATCTATGTTTCGAGAGTTACACTAAGAGGTTGAACTCTGTCTACGAACTTTTTGTTCTTCTCAGGGACAAAATCAGTTTTAACCAGTTCAAAGTAGTCCTCCTCGAACTCCCCCCACTCCTGCAAGTCTGGGAAATAGATCATATGTTTATTGTTTGTCTCACTTAGTTTAATATAGACACCCACAGTGCCATTGACATTGTTGTCGAAAAGATCGTAATCTTTGACAATCAAAACATCTTCGCCTTTAGTCATCTTTAATCCTTGCAAATAAGATTGTTTTGCCTAAGAGCATCAGACAAATTCTGACACAGTGTCAACCTAACTTCTTCATCATCTGTGACTGTCCGCTCTAAAAGTCCTCTCAGCACGACAAACACCTTTTCATAGTTGTTCTCTGCTTCTTCAATCGATTTTGTGTCTAGATTGTCGATGTCGTGGAAAGTACAGGAAGAGTCCCCATCTTCTAAGTGCACAACTAAGTTCTTGCCGAATCTTTTTCTATTGGAAATCATTTAACCTACCTACATCTCCAGCCACGTCAATGATCGCATCTGCCAAATTGACAGCAGAGTCAATGTCAAAGGAAAATTCCTTGTCGCCGACAACTAAAACCACACCTTCATCGGTGGGCCTGACTTCGATCCTGTTCATATCACCGTTTGGGGTGAAAGAATAAAATGTTAATTTTTTCGGTGCTTGTGAAAACACTCCGTATCCCTTTCAGAAATTAGTCTCCATTCTTTATAAGAAACAACGCTGCCTTCTTGCAGTCCGTTCATCATAACAATGTTATAACGATCAATCCCTATATACCCTACCACCTTTCCGAAAAGATTTAAAGGTTTACCGTAGGGATAATCACGAAGAAAGACTATTTGTCCGGTAATAAATTCTCTTTCGTACATAAAGTAAATAGTTGTGAGAAATCATTTTTAAATAACCATCACTAAAATTCAACTGCTTCGGTAGAACAGGACGCCCAAAATAGTCAAAAAGCTCGACCAAGACGCGATATAGCCAACACTCCGAACGACGTCAATGTGTTGTGCTTCCCAGACAGCCATATATTCCATTACATTATCCTAAAATCTTTTTCTGAATTGACCTTACTGCCATTCTCTGGAGTCGTGGAAGTTTCTCGTATGTTTCCAATTCTACGCCTTCCTTTGTCATAAAGGGTCTATTGTTAACTCTAGTCATGAACTCGCCTTCTTGACCCATTGCCAGGTCTCCTTGCATACTCTTCTTACCATAACCAGGAAACTCAGCGTTGTTTGTTCCGATCAGGTGTGCGTCTTTGCCGCCCTTTGGAAACACGATAACAGAGTCCTGACAGAACTTCTCACCCAGGGCAGCGATTCTACTCACAAAGTCTGCATCATCATTGATGTTTACGCAGAACAAACTGTTCTCTTTAACCTCTTTCGCCAATGGTGTACCAAACTTCTCTATGTAAGATCCGTCAACCTTGGTAACACCATACCCAAGACCAAGCAATGTCGCCTTGAGGTCTCGGTTTCTCTCCATGTTATCACCACCAATCACTGCCTTCTCTGTGCATTGGTCTGATTCGTCTGTATCATCTCTGAACGCTGTGATCACAGCACAGTCGTGCTCTTGGATGTGTTTATAGACTCTACTTAGTCCAGATTCATTTACGAATCCACGCCACTCATTCAATATTTCTTTCATGTCACTCACTTTCTTCCTCCTATTTTTATATTAAAACCAATCTACTCCAAACGTGCAATTTTTTGCGTCTTCCCAGTGGGCGAACTCCTTGCATTCCGTTAAGGAGTATAGCTTTAAAAGCTCTCCACCAAAGGTTGACTTACCTTTTATCAGGCCGTCCTCCCATTGAAAGTGCCACCATTCTGCCCCTGTGAACTTCCCACCCCTCATAAACCAGCTTCTTGCTCTGATGGGCTGCCACCCATGCTTTTTTGCCAGGTCTGTTATCGAAAAAAATCGGTCCTCGACCAAGACCCTGGTGTGGTTGTACGTATATCCAGACAACTTTACCTTGGGTACGCTTTCGTTCTCTGTCCTACACCAGACGTTCCATCGCCTGTCACCAGACTCTTCTACAACATATCTTTCCTTTTTGGGGTTGTTCATTCCCGAATCCAGAGCCATGTCAAGGGCCAAGCCGGTGTAGTGCATAGACTTTGTACTTCTAGATTTCGACTTAGAACTGTCGTGTAAAGGGCGGCGGGCACCTGCACTAGTGATTACACCTCCGAGTGCAAGAACGTCGCCTCTAAAGGCGTTATAAGCCTCTGCTGCATCTTCTCTGAGGTAAAATCGATTGTATCCACCGCTGCCGTCAACCTTGTCCGCTTCGACCTTGACCCATTTCATTTTGTGAAGAGTTTCTACCGGATCTGGGTGCTTCCCCAATTCAAATTTGGATGAGCCCTCGCCGGCAGCATCAAGAGATTCATTTAGCGCCCTCATTGTGCCGCGACCTACTATACCGTCAGCGTGGATATGCGCAGACTCTTGAAACTTTTCCACTTGATGCGCTGTGCCTCTGCCAAAAATTCCGTCCGCAACTCCACAGTTGTGACCTAAAACATTCAGGGCCAACTGCAACTCCTTCACATCTTCCCCTCTAGAACCTATCTTTAAGAACACAATTTAAACCTCCTACTACAAAACATAAGTAGTACAGCAGGGGGCTTAATTGCTAGTTTCTTTAAGGTTCTGGGGGTCTTTTAGGATGTCTTCCATTTCGTTACGAAAGCTGCTCAACTCCCTCATACACCCTTTAAAGTTGTACTTCTTTGGGTCTTGACTGAGTGCCTTAATTGTGTTGCAAGCCTTCTTTACTTTTGGGCTGTAGGCGTGTGGAATGTCAACAACCTTGGTGGACTTCACTTTGTCTGTGCAGGCAAGCGTAGTAACGGCTGCAAAGATTAAAACTAAATAAAACATTTTACTCTCCATAAAAAAGATCTCTAAGGCGCTCGACACAAAGCGTCAAAACGTACAAACTAAGAAACGATAGGGTCCAGCAAATTACAGAAACCAATATACTCATTTATCCTTGACACCCCACTTGAACATATACCAGGCCCGCTCGTGAAAGTAATAGAGGACCATCTTCGTGATTATCTCAAGGCCTCCGATTGCTACACCTATCGTAATGTCTCCAGATACTAACCAGCCGAGGAGAAAAGTATCAATCGTGCCGACCACCCTCCAGGTCAGTGCCTTAGCTAAATGTCTTTTTCTTGCGACCATAACTTGATCCCTCCATCGTGATAGTGTTTGTATTCGAAACTGTTCTCTATTTTCTCGAAGATTATAATCGCCAACTTCTCAACCTCAGTAGAGGGTAAAGGAAGGTTCTTGCTGATAGCATCCTCTAGCAATTCAAACATAAGCCTTTTGTTGTTCATAATCTACGCCGCCTGTAAAATCTCTCTGTACTTAATTAGGGCTAGTTCTTTTTTCTTACACTCAAGCATCATATCATAGTCTACGCCATAACTTCTAACTTTGTTGTATGTAATAACAATCTACACAGTAGTGGTTAGATAGTCAATCAATATTGTCGCAAATTATCTCTGATTCTGTTTCTATCCAAACTTTTGCGCCACAAGGTAAGGGTTTATCTGGTGAATAAATGACTTTGCAGGGCCCACTTACATAGACCTCGTGACAATAGGTGTTACTCTTGTAAGTCTTTACGGTTATAACCGGCTCCCTCTCTCCAGTTTTTGAATTAGATTTTATTTTATGCTGATTTACGTGAATCTTTTTTTTCATTCTTCAATCTCTTTCACAATTACTTCCTGGGGTATGAACTTGCGATGTTCTTTCATAAACTTACCGTGAATTACGTCCAAGTCTGTAATTCTTCCTTGGAGTTGGTGTATAATCGCCATTATGTCTACCTGGTTTTTGACTACCTGATCAGAAAAACTTTGGTACATCTCTCTCAGCTTCTTCTTTTCTGCCTTGGTCATAATATGTCGATATTCCCCTATCTATGCCTACGTCTTCTCTTTTCTAGAGTATACTTTGATGAATTACCTGGTCCAAACTTATGTCGGCTATGACCTCGATGAGAATTGCGAGACCAGCGAGCGCCTGACCCTGTCCTGATCACCCATTCGTTTGTAGAAATCCAACGGTATTTGACAGGCATTGAAACCGATCGCGTGCGATTTCTTCGGTGATGGGTTCGAGAGTATCTAGGGCCGTGTGAATACTCGCTTCCAACATAAAATGGTATCCTCCATAAATTTACATAAGACTGTGGGGCGGGGGTGACCACCAGGTTTTCAGGCAGCATATCGACAAGATATACGATCTGACTTGGCGACCTTAATAGTCCGTCCCTACGAACACAATCATCATTGGCAAATCCAACGCCAGTCGACATAACAAACAAAACACAATACAGCATCTTTACTCCTGTTCACCCCTGTAGGATTCTATTTCGTCTTTACAGAGTTCTAAGTTATACTTTTGGTAATCCAAATAATTGCGATAATACGCTTCCTTAACAGTACATACGTTGTAAACCATAGAACATTCAATCTGATCTGACAAATTGTGGTTTCTAAAGTTAACCAGCGCGTAGAGATTGTACGCGGCAGCACCAGAGCAAAACACCAAAAAATTTAATAAAAAGCTCTTATTTTTCATACCTATACCGTATCACCTTCTGTTTGTTTTATCAACATAAAATACAAGGCTCAGCGTGACATCTGAATTCGAAGATTGTGCCTCTTTTGTCTGACAGTCTGCCGTTCTATTTCTTCGGGACCACATAGTGCCACAACTCCAGTCAAAACAAGCACAACAAACCACAAAAAAATCAAAACGTCTCGAAAACCTTTACTGAAGTGCATAATTTCTATACCAAAACAACATCATCGAGATGCTAGTCGCTATAAGCAAGCAAAGGCGGTGAGACATTAGACTCCCTCGTAAAATGCTATATTGGAGTTGACCAAACTTGCCAGTCGATACTCGTATTTAGACACAATGTCCGACCTGTTCCTACTCTTTGCATCCTGAATAATCATTTTCATCTTCTTAAAAGCAAGCTCCGAATTTAAGAAATACTCTACAGAGTCCAGCACACACTTGCAACACGCGGTCACTATCGAATAATCGCTGGCTGTGAACGTTGCGCTTTGGCGTCCGTTGCAAAACTCAGCCCCAACTAGGACTTTGGCGTCTGTCCCTGCCTGCGACCTTGGTAGGTCGGCCTTAACTTCGAACGATTTCAATTGAAGAGGTTGTATCGATGAAAAGTCCCGGTAATGTGCGATAATAGATTTGAAGAAAGCATCCGCTGCGCCCATTCCGGGGGCGTCATTTATTTCTATAATCTGCGCTCCGTCAAAAAATTCATAATCTATTGTGGTCTTTTTGCCCTGAAGGTGCTCTGACACGCTTAGTTTTCTTAGCGAAAGTTCTTGATAATCTTCGCCTAGTGTATCTGTGATCATGATTTTAACAGCAGTTCGGCGGGATGCGTCCGGCGTCGTGTACACTAGTCGATCCTTTCGAACTTAGTGGAGAGTTTAAATATCCTCGTGACTCCTTTGACTGCCCTCAGTGTTTGAACAATTCTAGATTTGGCTTCCTCGGGGGACCTGATAGTCCCTGGAAAGCTCGGAACAAACTTTATGGCGACCCCTGCGACGTACATATTTTCTCCAACCTTCCTGTTTCTGGTTGCCACAGTAACTACTGTCACTGAGGGTATCGCTCGGACCTCTGCTAATATATCATCCAGGCCGCGACCCTCGGTTGTCTGGTATCCTAACATCAAGTAGAATCTATAGTTCGACTTTTGGCGGCTTTGGCTGGCTTCAGCCAAGTAGGATTTCCAGGTTTTACTAAGACTCATAAAATTCTCCTCAATATAATAAATAGCAACTAAAGTGAGAAAGGGGACTCGAAAGTGGCTATCAATACTTTAGTTGGATAAAAAGAGTTAAAACCGCCAAAAAGAGACAAGTCATAGTTTTTGTAGTAAGCATAGACTCATCCAGAAATATCCAAGTTAAAAACGGAAACACTATCAGGCCCGCAGAGGAAGCTATAAATCTGGCTGTCCAGGCTGAACCTGTCTCCGTCACTACATATCTCCAGCCGTACCAAAACAAGACAGATGTCGGGACACCTAAAACAACTGCTGAGAACAGAGCTTTATCGCTCCACCAACTAGAGATGCTCTGGGCGTTCAATTGAAACCATCCTACGATTTGCCCGAGGAAGAACAGGACTATGCCTAAAATTAAGTAATGCATTAGTGAAGTTCCATAGACAAGTTTAGGTTCTTAAATTTTTTAGCAGATGCTAAGCAACCTCTTAACACAATAAAGAGCGCATCTGCAAAGGGTTTCGGCACTTCGTATTCTGCATCGGCAGGTACGTCCTCGTCAAAGTCAAACAGCCTGTAGAGGGAGTCCAACATTATTGAACACAAACCGTAAGTCTCACAGACGTTAGCGTATTGATCCCTTCTCATTTTGAAGCGGTCAAATTGTGCTTCAAAAAGTAAAATAGATTTGCAGCGAGTCATATATTGTTCACACAGCTCTGCCTGGCTTTGGATATCTGCTTTTGTCATAATGAAGGGTTGATCAGACATTTACACCCTTGCCCCAGAATGATCGATTCTTTTTTTCGTTAGTGATGACTATCGCCGAAATTAAAGTTTTGCCGCCCTTATTGACATATTTTGCGTTGTATAACTCCAGAGTTCCATATTTTGGTTTGGGCTTTTTTTTGCTATACTTGGCTCGTGGTGGTGGAGTATTCAAGAACTCCACACACCTTCGGGCTACAGATACAGCATTCGGGTCATCTAAAAATCTATAGTCGTCGACTTCGATGTAAACTCCTACACCCCAACTCTTCGATCCAAATTCAGGTACGTCCCAAAAGCAAGAAGAAAGGTACTTTCCATACTTTTCCTTGTCGCCGCCGAGCATAATATATTCTGGCCTAAGTACGAGATCACATTTAATTTCATCTAACATTTAATAACTCTTCCAGGTCGTCACAACCACCCACAAAATTAGCTATCCCAGACTTGTAACACAATCTTAAAATGATTGGTACAGTCTCGTATCCATAAAAATTCTTAGCTTCCTCAAGGAACCTTCTGTCCTTCTCCAAGTCAAAAAACAGACACTCAATCGAAGCCTGCTTCAGCAACTGGTGGGCTCTAGTACAGAAAGGGCAAGAGGACCGACCGTAAATTAGAAACGTGTCTTTACTATCCAAGAAGCACACCCCTTCTCTTTGAAGCGCCCTTGACCAGCATTTCTACCTCGGTCAATCCTCCAACAACCACGACCTCGGATACTGTGCCGCCCGCTTGTATAACTATCGTGCAGAATCTGTTGGCACCTGAAGGCAGTTCAGATTGCCCCTCACTGATGAGGTTAGCAACAACCGTGTTCTCCCTAACCGTCGTAATGTTTCCTGTGTTAACAGATATATGCCTTAGTGTCCAGGCCCCACTTGCGTTCTTATATACCTCACTAAACTTTAACATCGTACTTTACTCCTTCTTCAATTGGGAACACATCCCTTTTTCTAACCAAATACTTTGCTCCGTCAAAATATGTCTCATAGAAGTTATCCATATCCTTTATGTTTATCATCACGGCCGGCGCTTCCAGCTTATTTATAACGTTCTTGCCAAACATCATAATTCCAGATGGAGCATAAAAAAGTTTACCCCTCTCTATCTTCGACATTGATCCCCTCCGCTACTGGCCTGTGAGAAATCATCGACAAATATCCGGCAGTGATAGCGTCCAAGTCTTGTAAAAAAACATCCAAGTCGAACACTTCGGCTCGCAATGTCGCTATCTGGGATAAGCCGCTCTCCAAGGACTCAAACTTGAAGCTATTTTCTAATCTGCCGAATTGCGAGTCAATTTTGTGCTTCTTTATTGAAATTTTATCAACAAGGCCCTGTATTTCGCCTGGAATACTGTCCACGTCTACGGTGTACGATATCTTCACTTTCATCTAAAACCACTCCATATAAGATATTAAAGAACTCTGTCTGTGTTTGTTCCAAGATTCTGCTTCGATTGGGATACCTAGTCGCACAGCTAGACCTCTGGCGCGTTCCCAGGCCAACACCTCTTCCCTCAGTACGTCGGCGCGATGGTTCTTGTCTCCGCGAACACTGGAGCCTCTCTTTCTCATAAATGGAAAGTTTGTTGCAAAACTTGCGCGACTAGCCTCGTTTCTTAATTCTACGTGACCTGCTTCGTGCAAAAGCGAATGGAGTCTAGATTTCATACCTTGCCTACTGTTTATTTCAATCACTCTCGCGGAATCATAATATGCGTCACTGGCGAGATAGTCATAAACCACCTCCACGCCATAAAGCTCCAAAAGATGTATCTCTAACCTCAAAAGGTAAGTGCTGTAGATAAAATTTTTCGTACCTTTCAAAAACACTATACCTCTCTAGTATATTGTTAAGCGAGCCGACTGTCAAGGAAAGTTTTTAATTATAAAAGCACTGAGAAGACCGATCACAGAGGAAAACAGGGTCCATATTAATTTGGAGGAAGTAGATCTCCAGGCCTCAAGTTGGCGAAGGCGGGCATAAAGGCCGTTGTCTGGGTTGTAAACAGCCTCCTTAATCTTTGCTATGTCAGCAGCCATCAAGTCTTGCTTTTCTTTGAAAAGTTCGAGACTATTGCAGATCTTATCCATTTTAACATCTAACTTAAGCAACTGATCTATACCGCTATGCTCTACAGACATGAAGAACTCCCTCCGTTATGACTTACAACATAACTAGTTCTTAAGTCTCTAAGACGGCGAAGTTTGTTGTGATCAAGACTCCCGCTACTGACGCAGCGTTCTGTAATGCACATCTGGTCACCTTGGCGGGGTCAATAATTCCCGCCTCGAAAAAATCAACCAACTCTCCAGTCGCAAAGTTCATACCAATTTTGGGATCGTTTATGCTTTCTAATCTCTCCAAAACCATAATTGGATCAAGTCCAGAGTTTTCGGACATCTTTACAATCGGAGCTAAGATTGCACTCTTGACTATGCCAACACCCATCTTTTGTTCTTCGTTGTCGGTCTCAACTTCTAACTCTCTGGCAATCGAAAATAATGTTATGCCCCCACCTGGGACTACCCCTTCAAGCTGGGCAGACCGAACTGCTTCTAGGGCATCCTCGATACGGTGTTTCTTCTCAATCATTTCGACTTCAGTGTGGGCACCTACATTGATTACAGCGATGCCTGATGCTAGGCGGGTTATTCTCTCTTGGATGCGCTGACACTCATCGATCGATTCTTCTTGCTTGATATCTTCTTTCAAATTCTCAATCCGCTCGTCCACTTTGCTAGCGGTGCCGTGACCGCCAACGATTGTGGTGTACCCAAGGCCAATCTCAATGGAGTGGGCGCTGCCGAAGTCAACAAGAGAAGGCGACGAAAGATCGTCACCCTCGGATTTTCTGAAATATTTCGCACCTGTCGCGAGAGATAGGTCGCTCATAATATTTCGCCTAGTCTCCCCGTACCTAGGTGCCTTGATCGCAGCCACTTTCATAGAACCGCGAATCGTGTTCATTATCAAAGCGGCGAGGGCTTGTCCTTCAATTTCGTCCGCGACAATAATGAATGGCCTGCCTTCTCTAGCTGCGGTCTCAAGTGATGGTAAGATTTGCTCTACTCGCTCAAGTTTAGAATCCGTTATCAAAAAAACCGGGTCTTCATAGCTTGCAACCTTCCTTCTTTCGTCTGTCACAAAAGCGCCGGCGGCATAGCCAGAATCGAATCTAAAACCCTCAACAAGGTCCAGGGTCGTGTCAACAGACTTAGCCTCCTTGATCGTGATCGAACCGTTCTTTCCAACCTTGTCCACAGCCTCCGAGATCAACTCCCCGATAGTACTGTCATTGTTTGCTGAAAGGGACGCAATGTGAGCAATGTCAGCTTTACTGCTGATTGGTCTAGAGAGGTCCGCAAGTTTACCCACCACGGCTGCGACAGCTTTATCGATACCTCTTTTAAGCTCTGTGGCGTTAACCCTGTGGTCAAGCGCCTCGTCTGCAGAAAGAAATATCGCGCCAGCCAGTATGGTTGATGTGGTTGTGCCGTCCCCAGCCTCAATGTTGGTCCTTGCTGATGCCTCTTTTACGATCTGCGCAGCGACATCCATTACTGGGTCTTCCAAGTCCACGAACCTAGCGACGGTCACGCCGTCCTTGGTAATGAATGGCTTTTTACCCTTCTCCCTTATAATTACATTTCTACCCTTCGGGCCCAGGGTAGAACCGACGTTCTCTGATAGAATCTTGATGCCCTCTGATAATTTAGATCTTAACTCGCCTTCTGAACAGAAGTGTTTAGACATGAATACCTCGCTTTCTTTTATTCTACTATAATATAATGTATCTTATCTTATTGTCAAGAGTCTTGTTGAATCTTTTCTGCTGCACGACTGGTGGCATCCGCCTTGTCTTTGGTTTTAGCAGCTTTTTCCTTGGTTCTATCGTCGTGGCCATAGGCCAACTGATCTGCTGAGTTTACCAGGTCTCTAAGCTGCGTAAACAGTTGCTTGAACCTAGTATCCAGTAGTTCAAATATCTGCTTGGTGCGCGGAACAACCGAGCCCAACTCCAGTTCATAACTCGGCGTCGAAGAAACGGACGTCAAAGGAACAGAAAATCTTTCCGATTGATTCGAAGGAGTCGGAGTTACGAACCCAGACTCCTTCCAACTTTGAGCTACTTCGAGGTTGACATCGAACTCATAAAAGCTAATTTTCTTCCCAGGATATTTTTGAGCTACGATATATTTTACATTAGGGTTTCTCAAGAGGTTCGTATAAGACCCCACTATCTTAGACCCTGGTTTTATGAACTTGACGGAGACTCCTTGTGATCCAAATTTTATGTCAACAACGTCCTTTGAAACACCTGAGTCTATTACTTCTCCGTCGAACAGTCTTGCTAGAAATTGCTCAAATGTGTAGCCTCTGGAAGAGGCTCTTGTTGCGCTCTCTGGGCCTAGGATGTTGTAAATTGTTCTAAGGATCTCTGCCCTTGATACAGCTTCAGTGGTTGAGGAAGGCTCCTCTAAGATGAATTGATTCATTTTCTGTACGAAGCTTCTAAGGTTCTGTATCGATCCAGGATTGATGTTCTGTACCGCCAACTCAAATCTTTTTAAACTTCTAGGTTTTAGTGCGTCAGAACTCAAAGTCATCCAGTTCGGATCAAAGACTATCGGCTCGTAGACTATAGAGTTCTGTTCGTCGCTCTCGTTAACTTCACTAGGGTGATTCAGAGCCTCCCTTATCAAACCCGACAACATCTCAATATAATCACTAGACATAATAAACCTCCTTATACAAAGTAAGTAGTATCAAATAATCTCATCTGCAATGCCAAATTCAACTGCCTGTTCTGCTGATAAGTAAACATCCACCTGCCGACGAATCATCTTTTTTAATCTTTTAACAGTCAAGTTTGTTTCTGCGGCAAGGCAAGAGATATACTTCTCTTGAATCCACTTAATCTCTTCGATCTCGTTCTCCATCGTAGTCAGGGTGCCGCCAAAGCCGCCAGCTACGCCGTGGATCATGACCCTGCAGTTTGCGCCAATCTTTCGCTTACCCTTGGTTCCTGCGGCCAGTAAGAGCACACCTGCGGACATTACCTTGCCCATACCAATCGTGTTGATGTCGCAAACCTCTTTAGTCATTCTCATCGTATCGTAAACCGAAAACATATCCGTTGCCGAGCCGCCAAACGTAGAAATAACCAAAGAGACGGGCTTTGAGATTCCGATCACTTCAGAGTCTGGGTTGTCAGGGTCCTTAAGTTCGTACGTAACAGCAGTGTCCTTGAAGTAAAATAAAGCCGAGACAGCCTCCGCACAAACCTTCTCAGTAATATCTGAATAAAGGTTGATCGTTCTAATCTCATCTGCTCTGTTGCCGGCGCCGTCTATGTTGTTGACAATGACAATTTGCTTACTTAGATCTGTTTCTTTGTCTTTCTTTTTATTTTTTGCGAGTTTTTCTAGCATTGAAAACTTTCTCCTTACCATTCTTTTTAATCTCTACCACTTTACAGTCCAAGCTTTTTGCAAACTTGTACCAGTCTTCTCTCTCCTTAAAAAGTCTGGAGAAGATTCTAATATAATCTTTTGTCCTGGGCGAGAAGCCCTCTCCTGACGGCATCCAATGTGAAGCATCCTTGAAGATCTCATTGACCTCTTTCAAGGTTTTTGATCGCACCTGCACTTTATATGTGTGTTTCGGAGTCGCTTCATCGAATATTTCCCAAGCTACAACTTCTATAGACATTTCCTAATCCTTTCTTAAATTAGTTTTTTCTAAGCTGTTTTTAAGCTCCCTTAGTCTAGCATCCGGTGTGGTCTTTGTCAAGTACCTCAAGGGCCTAAAATACCTCTTCGGGATCGCAACAACGAACTTAGCAAGAATCAAGGTTTTCCACTGCCTTTTGAACAACGCATCGTCTCTACACAGTCTGTTGATTTCTTTTTCGTCTGTTGAGGTGTTCTCTAGCCAGCTACGTCGTTTGTTTAGGGCATTGTTGAGGTCGACGTCGACTGCGTCGCAAATGAGAAGGAGACAATCATAAACTTCCTGCAAGATGACCCTAGATGTTGATATGCCGAGCACGGTAGATAGGATCTTGTGCAGCAAGGCCCCCAGGAAAAACCACAATGCATTCTCTAACATATCAGAATCTCTTCTTTTTGTTTCGGGTGCGCTCTACTTGGTAAGCTTCCTGACGAGAGCTTCTTTAACAAGCCTCTTGGCTACCTTCGCAGTGATGCTCTCGATCATTTCTTCGAGTGCTTCTTCGTTAAATTCAGTGGGTTCCTCATCCATCCCCATTTCCGGCTCGTCATCAAGTAGACCCGCTTCTTCGTCCTCGATCTCCGCTTCCGGGTCCATTTCGTCTCCGGCGGTTGCTCCGTCAGCGGCTGACAAGATTTGGTCGATGACACCTCTTGCTGTTCTAAGAGCCTCAACATCTGACTCCGGGACGCTGACTTCCGCGTCGACCTCAGCGCCGTCCAAGTCTCCTCCGTCGAGTGATGGCTCATCTGCTGGTGCATCTTCAGGTGCTGCATCCATCGGACCCATATCATCTTCTTCTTCAATTTGTTCTTCAAGGTCGTCATCCCTTTTCATCTTGGCCATTTCTTCCATTGGCTCTTCTTCTTTGGAAGCAGTCTCTTCGAGATGCTCAAAGTCTTCCTTGTAGGCGGCGTACTGCTTTTGAAAATATGCATCATCAAATTTCATTCTCTTGTTCTCTGATTTGAAGAAACCTGGCTTTTGGTCGTCAGGTAATCCTTCTCCGATTGCTCTGACGAGTTTCATACGGTTCGCTTCGTTGTTTTCCACCTCTTCCTCTTGAATGTAAAAGGGAGATTCGTTAATTGGTCGTAGTCCAGCCAATTTCCAAAATCTTCTAACTGTAGCTTCGTTTAGGTTCTTTTTATTGCTCATTGTGGTTTTCTCCTGGTTTTTTCAATAAAAGATTGATGTAATAGTCTTGCACAAGGTAAATAGTCATAAATAATCAAAAAACTCCTGTTTTGTTGTCTCGTATCGTCTTAGATAGTTTTTTTAATGCTATCTTTTCTATCTGCCTGACTCTGACAAAGCTCAAACCAACTCGCTTTGCCGTCTCATGCAAAGTTAACCCCTTCTCGTTATTGTCGTCGATCGTGATCAAGCAGCAATTCAGATCGTCTTCATAGTCTATCCATTTTCTACACTCGCTGTTCTGGCAAGGCGTGTTTGTTTGTTTGCAGGATTCTGCACATTCTTTCATATATCTGAAAACTCCTCCGCTATTAAATCAAAAATCTCATCAGACTCTTCGTCTGTCAGCTTAAAAAGAGCTTTGTTGAACTTGCCCCGCTCATAGATCGAATGAGACTTGTCTATTTTGGCTTTCCCTTGTCTTGCCAGGTTTCTCTTAACGTCAAGAAAAAACTCCACAATTCTAGGGTCCTTCTCAATGTATCCCGTCACGATGCTTTGGAAGAACTGTAACTGTGTTAGGCCGTCATACCTCAGTCTTATTTTGAGGTCTGCGTGACGTTTATCTGTATCAGCAAAGACAACTTTCTTTAAGTTCTTTCCATATTCAGGCATTATTTACCAACCCTACTGAGTATGTGTGTGTTGCTCTCCATCTGCCCAGCAGAAGTTTGGGCGATGAACTGGGCTTTTGCTTGTAATTCTGTGATGTTTCTAGCTCCAGAGTAGGACAATCCAGACTTTATGTTCCTTGTCAAATTGTCCAGTATCTCAATCACGCAACCTTTGTATGGTATAGTTGTCGAAATACCCTCCAGCGATCTCGCTTCGCCCCTCCAGTCCTTCTGGGCCTCCACGCTGGCCATCCCCCTGTATACCTTGTATTTCTTGCCGGCGGTGGATTGAAACACCTCACCGGGACTCTGCTCCGTGCCGGCGAGCATCGAGCCAAGCATAACAAAGTCGGCACCGGCAGCCAAGGCCTTCACTATGTCTCCCGCAGTCTTGACACCTCCATCGGCGATGATTGGAGCACCATCCACATCCCTGCAGTTCAAGACAGATTGGAAGGTCGGGACACCGTGCCCTGTCTGTATCCTCGTAGAACAAATAGACCCACCGCCGATGCCTATGCGAACTGCGTCCGCGCCCCACTCGGAGAGATCCTTATACCCCTCCGGTGTGGCCACGTTACCAGCAATAAGTGTAAGGCCAGAGCCGTATTTATCTTTGATAGCCTTTAGGGCCCTCTCGACTAAGACGTGGTGACCGTGAGCGACGTCCAGACAAAAGGTCGTCGTGCCGGTTTCGCCATTAAGAAACTCGATCCTATTCATGAAATCGCCTGTGACGCCAACTGCAGCGGCTGCAAAGCTCGGTGTCATTCTTGATTGCTCAACCTCGTCACAGTACCTGTGTGTGATTGCAAGGTTGCCAAGTTCTCCAAAGATCAAAGACATTTGCAGCCCCGTAACCGTATCCATCGGGCTAGATACTATCGGACTAGCATACATCTTACCAGCTAAGTCCCTAGACAAATCGACCTCCGAGCGGGACTCGATGTCGCTATATTTGGGGGCTAATAGCACGTCATCAAAACTATGCACCTGATTTTTCATTAATCTCCTCCGCCAAGTCGTTCAAGAACTTTTTAGCACCCTCCCAGCAAGTCGGACAATATAAGTTCACCTTCCCCTCGTTCTCTCTGACCGTGACACTCCAAGAAGTTACGTGTTCCTTGCTTGTTTTATCGTAAGGTTTGTCGCAAGACAGGCAACTATCAGGAATTTTTTCAAACAGACCCAGTGTCTTGGTCATCTGTTTTTCTGCTGTCTTCTTTTTATTTCTTCTTAGTTTTCTTGTCACGCTCATGAGCCTGTCGATCCAAGAGCGCCGTCGCCTCTAGATGTATTCTTACTGTATATATTGTCTTCGGTGACCTCCACCAAGGTCGGCCTACCTACATTTATAAACACGCCCTGTGCTATCTTGGTGCCAGGATTAACAATCTCAATGTCCTTGCCAACATTGTGAAGGTTAACAAAAATCTCGCCAGTATAGCCGTGATCGACAACGCAAGCGCCAACCAACAACTGTCTTTTATATGCCACACCGGATTTGTTCATAACCTGTAGCATATATTCTGGAGGTACCTCGACCTTAACTCCAGTGCTTAAAAGGGCTGTTCGCCCAGGGGCGAGGCAGACGGCGACGCCATCGATGGGGGCGAAAAAGAAGTCCATGCCCGCGTCCCCTTCGTGCGCTCGATCTGGCAGCTTTGCTGCTTCTCTCACCCTATAAACATTTACTGTATTTTTACCAACAGACATTTTGAATCTCCTCTACAACAATATCAGACATGCCCTCGTCTCTGCTTAAATTAAAGGCGGTGGCTCTGAGTCCAGGTTTGCCTGGGTCCATATCGTTGATTAAATATCTCGGTCCTCTCTCAAGTCCCATTATCAATCTATCATATGGCACAGATGTGCCCCACAATTCTTTGATGGTATGATCCCTCAAGTTCTCTGGTCTAGCCGTTGTAAGAACGATCATATGACCAGCTTCCTTGATTTCTTGAAGCTTCTCCAGTGAGCCAGGCGTAAGCTCTGGTGATGTACTCTCGTATGTCTCGAACTTACGATACTTGAAGATGGTGCCATCGATGTCGCAAAAAATAGTCTTGTATTTCTTCATTACAGAACCTTCTTTCCATACTTGTTAATCTCTGTGTTTGTGATGTTGGCTGAGAGGCGCGGGTCCTTCTTGCTAAGAACAGTTGGATACTTCTTTTCCAACTTTGGTAACAAAATATCAAACACTTGTTGTCCTGATAACTGCCAAGATTCTACAAGCCTTCCGCCCTCGAACCTATTGTAAAAGTGTTCAGGATACTTCGCCAACTTTTCTTCTCTCAAATAGCGTACTTGTTCTTCCCAACTGTTCTGAACCGATATACCAGTATACGCACCCTTAACCTTGCCGCTGGTAGTGGATTTGTATTCGACTGGCTGCCCTGCGTCATTGTACGCATCAGCACCTGCAAAGCTCACTGCAACGGTGTGGCCAAGCTCAATCGCGGCATATATCTCTTTAGATCTCGCGTAACTAAACGGGTCGCCCCAATCTTGAGTCGCGCAAAGCCTAGCCAAGCGCTCATATAAGTTTTTGTACTCCTCGGGAGGTGTCATATTCTATCCTTTTTTATTATATTAGTATTTTTTTAATCTGTCAACACTTTTGTCGAAAAATTTCTGGTCTACCTCACACCCTAGGAAGTTTCGTTCCGTTAGCTTTGCTGCAACAGCAGTCGTACCCGAACCAGAAAACGGGTCCAATACTATGTCACCAGGGTTTGAATGCTTTGCAATCAAGTCCTGAAACAACCGTAAGCTCTTTTGTGTGGGGTGGAACCTATCTTTACCTCCTTGCAACGGGTACTTGTATATTGCATTGTCATATTTGCTATTAAATGTTGGGCTGCCACCCTTAACACCTAACAGGGCGATCTCCCTACAGTTTGTCAAATAGTTCCTGGAACTGTTAAGGGGTTGAGGGTTCGTCTTGATCCATTCTAAGAACCTCAACTGTTTGAATTTGTTGCCTTCTAAGATGTCTTTTAGATTCGTCACCTTCCACAAATCAAAGAAGATGATGGCCGTGCCGCCCTTTCGGAGAACTCTATAAAACTCACTCACGAACTCGTTCAAGGATTCCATAGTAAACTTAGAGTCCCAATCGCCGTAGTCTGTAGTGACAGCATATTTCTTGCCGTAAATGCTGCCGTATTTCAGGTAGTTCTGCTTATGTTTTTCAAGTTCAGCTGGCCACAAAGACCTGTCATCCTTGAACTTGCTTTTTTCAAAGAACTCCACCCACTGCGGGGCGGTTTTGTAAGAGTCCCAGTCCTCGCTGGTCTTGATGTTCTGCGACCCGTCCTTGTCCTGACCCTCGACGTGCTTCACCCACTTGTCCATACCTGTCTCCCTAGACGTGATGTACGGGGGGTCTGTAAGGATAAGATCTACCGAGTTACTGTCGAGAGTCTTCAGAAACTCCACCCCCTCGCTTAAAAAAATCTCCTGCTTAATTTCCATCGGTAGCTCCTATGCTAACATCTTGAAAGTGCCTGATATAGACCTGGTACTGAACCCCCACTGGAGACTCCAGTCAAGCTTGGCCATGTATGGGCGATTTAAGTAAACTTTATCTTTCTCTGGCTTGACTCCCCAGCACTTAATCGATCTCTGCTCGGAGTTGGAGTCAATGACCTTGACAATGTAGAAGTCTTTACCGTTTTTCGTCTTCTTCTTCGCAACCTCTCTGGGAATAAACCAAACGACTTGCAAACCCTCATCGAATTCAGAGATTGGAGGGATGTGCAGCTCATCCAATCTCCTCTGAACGTGTTCATCAACAACCAGATTCAGTGGGAAGACTCCCGTAAGATCAACGAGATACTGAAGTTTTTCCTCTTCCGTGAACTCTCCCTCTGGGGCATATAACCTTATGTTGTCCTCCAAGTTTTTAAGCTTTCGAGGCCGGTCGCATGCGACGGCTGACCAGAAGTGCTTGAGGCCCGTGAATCTTTCGTCCATCAGGCAATTCAGGGTCTGACTCTTTATCAAGGCGTCCAAACTTTTCTTGTTGAGTTTCGAATAAGTGATGTTGTCGTTAAATATAAACTCCTCGATCGTGTCGAACGGCCTGTTGTCTAGTATTTGTCGAATCGCAGATATACCTAGACCCTTGATAGACGAAAGCGGTTGGATCAATGTTTTTTTGTCTTCGCTTATCTCCCAAGTTATGCCAGATGTATTTATGTTCAAAGGTTCGATATTGTACCCATAGGATTTCGCAACATTGATCGCTCGCTCTTTCCGTTTATCCGGCTCCTTATCTAAAAACGCGGCCATCCAGCACTCGGGGTAATAATTCAGTAACCAGGCGCACTGGTATGAAAGAATACAGTAGGAAACAGCGTGAGACTTGTTGAAACCATATCCTGAAAAGTATTCAAACTTTTCCCAAAGCTCCTTGGCTTGGTGGCCCTTCATTCCCTTCTCGATACAACCCTCGCGAAACTTGACATAAATCTTTTCTTTTTCTTCATCCGCTGATGAGCCCAGCCCTGTCTTGGTCAGCAGTTTTCTCAGCTTGTTCCCCTCATCTAGCGTCACATTCTTGCCGAGCTTGTGAGCTAGCATAGCAATCTGCTCTTGAAAGATTAAAAAACCGTATGTTTCTTCGGTGACTTCTCTGACTTGTTTGTTGAGGTAGTCCACGCTACTTGGATCTTGCTTTGCGCCGACATACATCTTATCAACGCCAGCCGACAATGGGCCAGGTCGATAGATGGAGGTGATTGCAGCGAGGTCTGTGATATTATTGGGCAGTGCCTGCTTGCAAAAGGCTTGTGCTCCGGCTTCTGTAAATTGGAATATCCCCGCCCACCTTCCTTCGTGAAACACGTTTTTCCACACTTGGTCATCATCTAGGTCGATCCTCTCGGGGTGTAACCTTTCGTCGTAGAATCTCTTGATATCGGTGAAGGACGGGTCATCCACACCTTCATACCTCACCAAAACGTGGCGTATTGCGTCCTCCATCATCCTCAAGGAAGCGAGTCCCAGGATATCAAACTTGATGAAACCCATTGGTTCCAAGTGTCGCACGTTCATACCCTCAGACCAAGGCGTTTGGCGGACACCCCCTGAGTTGATAAGCGGCATCCACTGGTCTAGGTTCTCTCCCACAACAACACCACCAGCGTGGCGTGAAGCTGAGCGTGTCTGACCATAGAGAGCATTTACGTGCGTTTCAATGTGAGGATACTTCTTCAAAAAATCTTTTAATGTCTCGGAGTACATCATAAGCTCTTCGAAGGTGGGATTGTACACTCCAGCAGTGATACCGCGTGCTTTTTTGGCCAGCGGTGTTGCCTCGAATATCATCTTGCTAGTGACGTTGTTCACTTCCGAGAAAGATATGTTATAAAACTTTGATATGTCCTTTACCAAAGATCTCAACTGTAACGTGTTCCAGTTTGTAATGGGGACCACGGTGTTGTCTCCCCACTCGTCAATGAGTTCTTCCTTTAAAGTCATCGGGTCCGAAACATCGTAGTCAATGTCTGGGTAGCCGGACCCACCTTTTGTCAAAAAGCGCTCAAATTGGAGCCCGTACTTGATCGGATCTACTTGGGTGATGTCTAGGGCATAGGCGACCAGAGAGCCTGCGGCAGAGCCTCTGCCGGCCCCCACAAGCTGCTTTACGGTCGCTCTGTCGGCGATTGCTTTCATCGTCAGAAAATACTTACTAAATCCTCTAGACTCGATAATCTTGCACTCATATTTCAGCCTTTCGATATAATCGGGATTGGAAACGAATCCACGCACTCGTGCGCCCTCGATGCAAAGTCTTGCGAGAGCTTGTCCTGGCGAGTAGCCGTCGGGAACAAACATATCAGGTAGACGAACCTCGTTATCAGGCAAAAAATCCTCAATGTCATTAAAAGCAATCCGGTGAGTACTCTTTATAGAATTAAGTACCAAATTGTCGTCGTATTGAAATCCACATTCTTTAGAGTATTTCTTATAACTCTCCCACATCTGGTCGCCATTTTTTGGATAAAGTTCATAACCAACCTCTTCAACTCCATCGGGCAGTTCATTAGACATCCATTCTGGGCGTCTGCCTAGGAAGCCTAGGCGCTTATAAAGTTCTCTGTCCTTCCATACGTCTGGCGAATAGTAGTGAGAGTCCGCCGTAGAAATCAGGTCAATGCCAAATTCGTGATGCATTTGTATGATGTAGGTATTCAGTTGATGCTGCTCTGGCACATTATTCCACTGCAGTTCTCCATACCATCTCTGTCCAAATATTGACTGCATCTTCTGGGTAGTCTCTCGAAAAGCATTGAGGACAGCATCTTCCCCCTTGTCTTTATTCTGCCAGAAATTACCTGCATAAACCCCGCCTAAACAGGCAGAGGCCGCGATGACGCCCTCATTGTGCCTCTTCAGCATCGCATAGTCAACTCTAGGGTAACGATAAAAGTTATCACTAGTGTACGACTTTGAGATCATTTTGAAAATGTTCTTCAAACCGACCTGATTCTGAGCTAGTAGTATGAGATGACTTCTTCTATTTAGAGTTGACTTTACGAGCTTTTTAGATTCCTCATCTTCAACCGTAGCGCCGCTCTGGAGTTCCCTCTTCTTTGTAGATTTGTTCTTTGCTAAAGCGCGAACCTTGTCGTATTCCTCTTTCCAATTGGCCACAGATGGAATGAAGTAGGCTTCACAGCCGAAGATAGGCTTGAAGTCCCTGCCCTCAGACTTCATCTTCTTTGCGTGTAAAACCTGGTATGCTAGTCCGTTAGCGTTTCCGTGATCCGTGAGGGCCAGGGCGTCCATACCGTTTTCGTATGCAAAGTCCATATGCTCGGAAGGGTATCCCAGAGCGTCAAAAAGCGAGCCGGCGACCGAATGTGCGTGCAGTCCAACGAACGGAATATCGGATTTATTCCTCTGTGAGTTCATCTATTAAATCCTCCAGGTCATTTTGAAGACCGTATAATTTATTAACAAGGGAGTCGAACTCATCTGACTTTGACTTCGAGGCACAAATCATTGCACCATCCCATATTTTTTCAAAAAGACACTGTTGAAAGTGGCCCAGTTGGTAACTGTGGTTTGGCAAACCAGCTTCCCCTTTTTCCAAGAGCGTAAGCTCATCATAAACCTCATTCCAGCTCATCGTCTGTCCCCTTTAATTTTTTAAAAGTACTGTTTTTAAATATGTGTTTGCTCGGTCTCTTTATCTCCGAGGTTTTACCTGATAAGAAATAGTACTGGTAATCCTGCCAATTGTCAATTGAAAAGTACCAATCGACGTTAACCTCAACAGTGCCAGCGTCGATTACGCAGCCCTGCATCATTTCCCTTATTCCGATGTCCTTGGATGACCAGCGCTTAGCAATGGGCAAACTCTTGTCGTTTCCGGTACAGGACTTCTTGGCCTGGTGTACGCAATTCTTGTAGTCTTCTGGGGACATCGAGAAACCCAAGTACGTATCTTTGTTCAAAGCGTTGCAGCTTTCGTGCGTAAGCACTACCCGGTTCGGACTGGACAACACTTTCCTGTGTTTTTGAAGTTGCGACGGATCGTAGACGCCATAAGGGAAGCAGACATAATATCTACTAGGTACGACCCAACGACTAATCTTTGAGCTTGTGACGAACGCTGATAACATTCCGTGCATCGCGTTCCAAATAAGGCTATCTCTTCTATCTCTGTCTTTTGGGTGCACCGGAGTATAAAACACCGGAACTATGCGCTTTCCGTCTTTTGGAAACTTGGTGAACGAGGCCTGAGAAACACTGCAAGGGTCAACAACATAATCTCCAACCCTATGCTTCAAAAGTGGTTGAATGTCGTCATCACAAACAATCCATATAGTCTCGCAGCCAGCATAAGCGCACTCGATTACAGCCCTCTCTATTGCGAGGTAGTTCTGAGATATCGGATTCAAGGATTCGTGCCAAGGGAATCCAAAGTCTGATCGTATTCCAGAAACAGGAATCACACCAGCCAGATGAAAAATATTGGGATTTTCGCTGCCTTTTTCAATCACGCGCTTGCACCAAAAGAACATCAAGAGATGTCGTTGGAAATTCGACCAAAGAGGACGGTTCATACCTGTCGAGCCCAACCTTTATAACGTCCCTACTGGTGACGTTCAAGTCTATCCTGTTTCTAAAGACTTTTCCCGTCTTTTTATCGATTCTATTTACAGTACCCATAATACCATTTTCTTCTAACGCTCTTCTGGTCTTAAATCTACACATAGTATCAGAAAATTCAAAATCCAACAACTGGCCTTCACTCAGGTATGAAACAACGACTACATCCTTGTGTCTCAAGTCACTATCTAATCTGCCAGACTCGTAGAGAACAATTCTGTTTACAAAATCGTCTTTAGATCTAATCTCATCGGTTTCAAACTTAACACATTTTTTTAAGTTTATCCAATCAACAACTTTGAGCTTTTCTTGGCCCTTTTCGATAACTTCGTTTTCAAGATCCAGGCAGTTGTTGTCAAATACATAACATTTTTTGAACAAGATTTTCGCACTGTGGTTTCCACCATGGATCACGGTGATAGACTCACCCCTTACCCTCAAGGACTTGACTCTATCGGAGAACGGGATTTTCCCCAAGAGACCGAGTCTGAACATACGCTGGTTCCACATCTCAAACCCTTCATCAAAGAAATATGGTGGAGACGAGCCATTATATATCAACGGACAGTCGTTGATCTGTGCGTATAATACCGATCTCAAGCAAGATCCGACAACTATTTTATCGACAGACCAAGTTCTTGTAGTCATAGTGTATGTTCCTAGCACTAGCGTGTTGAAATGCGCTTCTTGGCACTGAAGATGTTACTTGGTCACCAGGGAGGCAAATCTCGTCTAGAATCGACATAAGATCATTGTACGTTTGGTCGGCATTGGTTGTCAGTGCAAACATTCCTCCGCCGGTCGGTTGTGTATACCTCGACCATCGGGTCTGGTAGTATGATCCTGTAAAGACATACAGTTTAGTATTTGGGGACGCGGATAAGGCCTCAATCAGCGGTTGTGGGTCTAGAGTTGGGTCAAGGAATGATTGGTCTTCTTCGTCTGTAAAAACAATTATTATTCTATCTGCGTCTGGTCTCCAGTTGATTCTGAAATCGTGAAGAGTAGGGATGGAGTCTATCTGGTGAAACCTATCCAACCACGATGCGGCTGCAAGGTCGTAAGGAAGATTCGTGGAGATTGTGCTTACAGACATATACAGAGCGTCCCTCAACATCTCACTTGTTGTCCCTGGTCCAAACGCTCCGGCAGAAGAGAACGCTGACATAAAGTCTGCAAAGCTTGCGATATCTGTTTCTCTTCTTAGCCACTCAGTTTGTTGGTGTGCGTGTAGACCTTCTACTGGAAAGATTCTTGGCCCAGTTATGAGACCCCATTTGAGTTTCTGTTCTGCGGAAAACTGACTGGCGAAGCGGTTCATTGCTGTTTGTGTCGCATTGATGTTGTATTCCATTGAGCCGGACCAGTCGAGAATGAAGAGAATGTCTGTATCTGGAATTGCTTCTCCGAAGTCCGTAGTTCCATCGCAGTCGTTGTCAGCGCCATCGCATATCTCTCTGCTCGGAACAACCTCTCCAGCGCAGAAATCGATAAGCAAGTCTCCGTTCGATAGTTCACCAAACCACTGTCCTTCTAGGCAAAGCATCTCGCCAAGTGAACATACGCCGATGCCACCAGTTCCCTCTGGGCCAGAATAACATGACTTGACAAGCTCTTCGTCAACTAGGTCGTCGCAGTCTTCATCAAAGTTATTGCAAACTTCTGGGTTGACTGGGATTCCCAGGAGCGCGTTGCACCCTTCTGGATCATCAGCAGGGACTAGTTCCGGAGGTAACCAAGCGCAGAGTGCAAGGCAATCTGAATACTTTGTAACCGAGCAGTCGTCGTTATCACACTCGCAACTCTTGAATCCCATACCACAAGACAGCGGGGGTTCCATACAAGGCAATAGAGCACCAATGATTTCTGGCGGGCACTCACATTGAAGACCCTCATCGACGAGGGCATCGCAGTCGTTGTCTTGGCCGTCGCAGGCCTCTACCGATGGTTGCCTTGCGGTACAACCTATCCAGCGGCCATCTACACAAACCTCGATACCTCTTTCGCAAGTGGTGACGCACTCTTGGATGAGTTCTTCGTCGATGTCTCCGTCGCAGTCGTTGTCTAGACCGTCGCAAGTGTCTTGAGGAAGTGGTCCGCAAAGACCGCATTCATTTAATTGGTTTTCATCTACCTCGTCATCGCAATCATTGTCGAGACCGTCGCAGATCTCATCTGAAACAATGCAAGTGATGCACTCTCCGTAGTAGAGTCTACCTTTATCACACTTGACCTCTTGTGTCCCTGGGTCTCCATTGACATCGCAGTCATAGGTCACTGTAAAGTCTTCGTTCGCTCCTGGTGGGCAATCAAAGGCATGGTTGCAATCGCTTTCATAGATGATTTCTGCTGGTAGGCAAGTGCTGTCAAAGTTCCTGTCGCAAGGAACATGGTCTTCTCCACAAATGTCCAAGATAGCATCTTTCGCTAGGATTTCAGTCCCAACTGGTGGGCAGTACCAAATTTGTTGCTGGCAGCATCTCGGAAAGCATGTGCAATAATCAGCGTCAATGTTCTGGACGTCAGCGCAAGGGTCGACATAAGCGTCAACCGTGATATCTGGGATTTCTATGATTCTTGTGTCTGGAGACAAAAGGTCTACACTTATGCCTACCTGGAGGTCTTTTGTCTCACCTTGTTGCGAGACAGTATCAGCGCACGATGCGAGCGCTAACAAGACGCCGATAAAACTTATTGATTTTCTTAACATAATATAACCTTTTATAAAAATTTGTGTCTCTCAGACACTTAGAGCCGGCGTTGTAGAAACACAAGCCTTTGTCTGTATTACCTTTTGCATACACTCTAATATTGTATGAAAGGATTCTTGCACCAACCTTAACGGCTGTCCTGGGGTTCTTCAGTTGCTCGCAGGTGTACTTTATACCGCGTGTCTCCTTGCCTCCGGTCCACTTTGGAACGACTTGTGTTAGTCCGCATGCGTTAGCATAACTAACCGAACTTGGCCAATAGGCACTCTCAATATATATGAGTGCTGCTAGTAGCTCTGGTTCTATGTTGTTTTTGGTCGACGATCTCACAATGTCTGCCTCCCATTTGCACAGATTTCTGTGTTGGGTGCTGGACATTGGGAGAGCGATTTGCGCTGCGAGGCAAAGAGAAAGCAGTGGTAGCATTACTTCTCCATTTTGTTTTTGATGAAAGAATGGACGGAATGTGGAAACAAATCCTCTACAATTTCTAGACAAGCTTCAGCGACCTGCTGAATCTCCCACTGTGCTCCTGTGTGTGAACGCAAGGCTACGAACTTCAAGAGGTTATGGAGGTTGACTGTCCCATAATACTGAGTGTATAAATTCTGTGGCAACACCCCCCTTGCTTGTTCTCTGCATATTCCCGATTCAAGCATCTTGTCAAAGAGTTTTATACACTCTTGATGATGTGCCTTGACTAGGTCTGAAGCATTGGCCGAGACAGGAAAGCCAGCCCTGTTATATTCTACAATTGGGTTTACCAAATCGTCTGTACTGGCCTGCCTGTTGCTCTCGTGTTGCCGTCTGAACTCTTTAGGTTCATAAAAATTGATATTTACGGAAGTGTATCTCCTAGAAATCTCGTTATAGGCCCAAGTACGGTGTCGATGGTGCTGGCTACGTATGAAGAGAGGCACTGTAAACCGAAATGTGACAGCACAATGCTCGAAAGGAGAGCTATGATTGTGGTCCATAAGGTAGTTGATGAGCTTGATATCTTTCTCATCTACTTCTTTTTTTTCTGAGCCAAAAGACACCCTTGCCGCATTAACAACCGAGAGATCTGAACCCATATGTGAAACGTACTCAACCGCACCTATGTCATCACCGAAGATTTCAATTCTCATCTAAGCCCCTGTAAATCCCAACAACGTGATTTTCCAAAACAATATACGTCCTTCTATCGCCGATCTTTATTTCTTGGACCATAGACCCGTCGACAACTATTTTCTTTTGCCTCACTGTTCCGTGCCTGAGCCCCTCGAATTGCTTCGAGCAATCCTCGGACACGTCAATGACTGTCGCTTCGATGTATCTGCCTTCCTCTGGCCTGTAATCATCCGGTAAGAGTACCCCGGATTCCGTCTCACGTTCCGTAAAGTGCGGCACAATAGTAAGATGGCGATTAGTTGGTTTCAGTCGGGGAGGCAAACTACTCATCCGGGCCCCCAAATGTCTTTTTTAGTTGATCAAAATAATCGTTGAACGTCTCAATGTCGTCTCCCTGCTTGAGCATACGAAAGACTCTTACTGCTGTTCGCATATCGGCCTTTGTGAGCCATTCGTTCTCTGCATAGTTGGCTCTTAAGTCTTTAAGTTGTTCCTTGTATGGTCTCATTTCTTCCTCTAAGGCCACAAAGGACTTGACAAAGTTGATGACGTGTTCGTCTCTTGTGAGCATATCTTCTTCTCGATTAAAAGACATATAGTCTCCTTTCGTTATGTTGTTTAAGAAATATAATATATTATACGACAAAAATCAAGCAATTTATACGAATTTTATTTCACAAGCGCCGCCGGCGCAGGCGATTTCTCCTGAAAGATTGGTATTATCTTCCTCTTCGGAAACTTTCGTCAGATCTATATTCTTCAGAGATGCCATCATGGCTTCGTAGGTCTCCTTGGAACAATCCTCAAAGGGAGCCTGTGTATAGGTCCCCCCGTTATAAGGAAGCACGGAAAGACCATTGTAACTGGACCTGTTGTCCCACATCCACTCGCCGACATCGACCCACTCCGCATCTTTTATTGATACGGTTGCTGAAACATTATGCGTGTTCTGCCCCTTGCGAAAACCTGGTTTTATCCACTCGGCAGTTACAGTCTTCACCCTCTTGAGCAGTTGTAATGCCGACTCTGTTCTCATAATAGAGCCCTCTGGGGCCTTTTGGGGAATAGAAATAACAGCGGTAGTATGAGGGCTAAAGTACTCGTCCTCGACAAGCTCCGGGTGATTGTTCAATAAGTGTGTGTAGATAGGTTCGCTCTTACCTACACGGATTCTGCGAATATAGTAGTCATTGTGCCAGGCGTGAATGCCTGAAGACGTGCCGAGGGTCAAGCTTGTAGTTCCTGCTGGCTTTACGCAAGTTGTTCTGGCTGCTGGATTGATGCCAACCAACGCTGCGACTCTTGCGTTTTCTTTCCTTACACCGTTGGCTGCTTCCTTCATATCAAGCTCTAAAACAGCACCAGAGGCAATACCAGTCATAGAAACACCAATAAGTGCGTCTTTTTCTGTTGTTCTACGCCAAATATCACGAAGATAATGGAAGTCGGTGTAGCTGGCTTGCAATGTTCCGATGAAGGTTGCTGTTCTGACTCTCTCATTAAGATCCTCTTGGGACTCTACGTTGGATACGTTGACTTCTGTAAGGTTGCAGAACTGATATGGGCGCAAACCGATCTCACAGCAAGGGTTGGTTCCCCAGTCTTTATCGTTTGAAAAATAAAAACCGGGTTCTCCAGCACCTGAAGCCTTCACTCTGTCCCAGAGGTTCATAAAATATTCTTTATCGATCTTGTGGCGCAACAACACAACAGAGTTGTTAGCTCTACCTCGTTGTGGGCTGGTTTCCCACCAGTTTCCTGTTTTTGCTGCAATCATATCCTCGTCATCTGCTGAAAACAAGGAAATAAGCGCTGCTCTCCTAATGCCACCTGCAAGAACTGCGTCTGCGATGTGGCAAATCATATCATGAACTTCGATTGTAGAAAGTTTATCTCCGTTCTCGCAATTTGAGAGGATGCCTTCTAACTTGACCAGACACTCTTTAAGAGGTTGTGGTCCTGGGGCCTTACCACCTGAAGTGATTAGTGCCGCTCCCTTTGGTCGGATATCCGTAAAATCGAAACGAAGGTGTGAGCCACCCTGAAAATAAGAGCGAACAAGGGCTTTCACCGCGTCGGCCCATCCCTCGATGGAGTCGTTAACTAGGAAACGTCGCGTCCTGTTCATATTTGGTCGTGTAACCTCTGGCAATTTCTCTACATGATGCTTTTGGACTGAGTATCCGACACCCGTGCCCCCAAGAAGAAGAAACATTACTTCTCCGAAGCAGCGCCAATCATCAGCAGGCATAAAGGCACAGTTGAAAATGCGGTTGGGGGCCACTTCGATTGGTTTGCCGCCGAATTGCATTGACCTCATCGAAGGTAAAACTTTTCTATCGAAGACCATTTTGTAAGCCTTGACGATTTGAAGTTCCAGTTCGGGAAACTTTTTTAGATGCATGTTCATATTGCGCGTTACTAGTTCGTCCCACGTTTCTCTTCTTTGTTTACTTTCCAAGTATCTTGCGTACTTCATATGTACTGTGATTTCTGATAATATCTGATTTGACAATTCCATTAATTACTTTTCTCCTTCTTAAACGTCTTGTACTTCTCTTTTAGGTGCTCGTGTTGTTGCTTCGCAGCGTTAACAATCAAGTCCTCCACACTCTCGGTCATGGCCGGCAACACCTTTATCTTAACGCAGCTTGTGTCCATAAAGATGGGGTAAATAATCCCATCTGGTCCGTTTCTATTTTTGGCGACAAATATTCTGCCTCCGTTGGTAGTTTTATCTTTGACTGTCCTTGAAACAGAGAAGATAAAATCAGCCACGAAGCATTTATTGAATGCCTCTGAAATAGACTCCATTGTAATGACCTCGGCGTTAAGACCTGATCTATTTGTTTGCGAAGCTGTCCATATTGGACAAC